GCTATCGCATCAGGTCTGGCATACTGCATCTCAAATACAAAGGGCAGCCTCGTTGGGCTGCCCCTGGAATAACCTCCCCAGACACAGAAATCCTGACACTCCCTCCCGCGTGGCCGAAGATCGTAAAGGAGTACGGAGAGGACGTGCGATATCCGGACCTCGAGCCTGACCCTGACTATCAAGAGTATCTGTGGCTTGAGATCAAGGGGACGCTGCACAGTGTCGGCGCTTTTGACGGTGACCGCCTGGTCGGCTTCGTCAACTACGTCACGACAACCATTCCGCACTTCAAGGCCAAAAGGCTTGCGTCGTCGGAGTCTCTGTGGGTCGACCTCGATTACCGAAAGGGTGGCGTCGGTCGGGCCCTGATTGAGGCTGCAGAGCGCTTCGCCAAGGAAGACGGGTGCTACGGCTTCTACTGGGGTGTGAAAAAGGGGACGCGTGCCGAAAAGCTTTTTGAGAAGGTCGCGACGCCCATGAACACGCTCTTCTGGAAAAAGCTATGAGTGCCCTTTCGATTGTGTCAGACCTACCGGCTTGCTCTCCAGAGGATCTCGACGAAACGATGAGGATGCGTGCTGTCGTCGCAGAGATGCCGCAGTACGACTTCCCGACCGAGCACTTCTTTCATGGTGGCATGTACGTCCGAACGGTCAAGATGCCGGCCAGTTCCATTCTGTGCGGCGCAGTCATCAAGGTGCCGACGCTCGTCACCGTTGCTGGTGACTGCATCGTCAAGGTCGGTGAGGATGCCCGAGAAATCGTTGGCTATGCCGTGCTTCGCGGAGCACCGGGCAGATCGCAAATCTTCATCGCGCGGTCCGAGACGTACATCACGATGTCCTTCCCCTCAAAAGCCAAAACGCTTGAGGAGGCGGAGGAGGAATTTACGGACGAATACGAACAACTCATGTCTAGGAGGACTTCATGTCAGGTGGAACCGTAGGTGCTTACATTGTTGGCGGTGCAATCGCGGCGGCTAGTGCTGCCGCCTCCGTCTATTCGAGCAACAAGCAGGCGAAGGCCCAAGAGGCCGCGTCCAAGCGCGCCGAGCAGCAGGCAAAGGAGCAGGCCGCACAGCAGCGCCAACAGCAGCGCAAGCAGGGGGGACAGTCGGCAGACGTAGGCTCGATCCTCGATCAGAACACGAATGCGGGTCTGTCAGGCGGCTCCACGCTCCTCACAGGTGCGGGTGGCGTCGGAGATCTGAACCTTGGTGCCGGCGGCAAGTTGGGGTAAGCCATGAAGGATAAGGACCTGCGTGAGCGTGTCCTTCGCAGGTGGGAGCGCCTGAAGGTAGAGCGTGAGCCATACGTCTCACAGTGGCTCGAGATCAGTCGCCACATTACGCCTGCGTCAGGCCGCTTCCTGGATACGAAGTCTCGCAAGAACGAGGCTCGCGATCGTTGGAACAAGATTTACGACAGTACGGCGGTCCGTGCCGCCAACATTCTGCAGGCAGGCTTGATGTCCGGCATGACTGATCCGTCCAGTCAGTGGTTTGCACTGACCACGGGTTCTGCGAAGCTCGATGAGTCTCATGCGGTGAAGGTCTGGCTCGATGATGTACAGCGCATCATGGAGATGTCTTTTACTCAGACGAACATCTATCAGGCTCTACAGCACATTTGGCGAGAGATCGGCGTGTACGGCATCGGGGCCTTTGTCATCGTCGAGGACCCTGTTTACAGCTTTGTGGCGCATCCTCTCGTTTGTGGTGAATATTGTGTCGGCTGTGACTTCCGTGGTCGTCCTGACTCGCTCTATCGACGTTTTACGATGACTGCGGGGCAGCTTGTCTCCCGCTATGGCCGGAGCAAGGTGTCTCGTGCCGTCCTGACTGCTTACGACGATGGGCAGGTTGACACTCCGTATGTTTGCATTCATGCGATCGAGCCGCGCTTTGATCGTGATCCGACCAAGTTGGACAACCGGAACATGCGGTGGCGGTCCGTCGTCATTCAGGTCGATGCTGACGATGAGGGCCCTGGCGTTCTTGATGAGTCTGGTTATCGTGACTTCCCGGCTGTCGTCGGCCGTTGGGGCGCTTCGGCCTCTGACGTGTACTCAGAAGAGTCGCCCGGCATGACGGCCATCGGCGATGTGCTACAGCTCGGTCATCATCAGGTGCAGAAGGGCAATGCTATCGACTACATGGTCAATCCGCCGCTCATCATGCCGTCTGATGCTCGAGACAATGAAGTCGACTTTCTCCCTGGTGGCAGGAGCTACATCGATAACCCGTCGTCCGGTGCTCAGGTGCAGCCTGCTTTTGCTGTGAACCTGCCGCTCGGTGACTTGCGAGAGGACATTGCTGACGTCCGCAACAGGATCAACCAGGCATTTAACGTCGACCTTTTCATGATGATCGCCAACTCGGGCCGTGGTCAGATGACTGCGACAGAGGTTGCCGAGCGTCATGAGGAGAAGTTGATGATGCTTGGCCCAGTCCTCTCTCGTCTCAATGAGGAAGTGCTCCGACCGCTCATCGAGCGTTGCTTTGACATTCTCTCCAGACAGGGGCAGCTACCGCCTCCGCCGGATGAGCTCCGCGGTCAGAAGCTGTCGGTTGAATACACGTCGATGCTAGCTCGTTCCCAGCGTGCGATTCGTGCCAACTCCCTCGACAACTTCCTGACTCGCATTTCTAACGTCGCTCAGTTCAATCCGAATGTGATGCAGAAGATCAACCCGTTCAATCTGGTTGATGAGTATGCGGACTATTTCTCTGTTGCTCCGTCCGTTGTCGTTCCAACCGATGAGGCGCAGGCGGCGATTGAACAGCAACAGCAGGCCCAGCAACAGCAGGCGCAGGCCGAACAGATGCAACAGTCTGCCGACGCTCTGGCGAAGCTCGGCCGCGTTCCGTCCGACGATTCCACGATGGCCGGTCAGGCCGTCAAGGGACTTGCGGCAATGGCACAGCAGTAAGTGCGCGTGTGAAGTATGACGACTGACATCATGACACCTGAGCGCGATCCCTTCCGCAGGGAGGAGGTCGAGGCTCGAGAAGAGGAAAGGATCAGGCTGCAGAAGATCGCCAATGCGTTGAAGGCCGTACTGGCCACGCGCGACGGACGCATTGTCCTGTGGCAGCTACTTTCCGATACGGGCATCTACCGAAACAGCTTTGATCGTGACATTGCCGTGATGGCCTTCAATGAGGGCCAGCGCAATGTTGGGCTGAAGCTCCTTGATCGAATCATGTCGGTGGATGCGAATGCTTACAGGTTAATGCAGGACGAAGCGAATGGAAGCGACTGAACAGACTCCGACCGGCGGTGAGGGCACTGCGCCCGCTCCTGCCGCACAGGAGTCCGACACGAATGCCGGCACTTTGCTGACGTCTGCCGAAAGCAACGAGGGTAAGCAGCAGGCCGAGCCGCAGGAAGGCGGCAACGGTGAGGCTGGCGAAGCCGGTGCTGAAGGTCAGGCAGAAGGCGAAGAGGGTGCCGAGAAAGAGGAGGGCGAAGGCGAGAAGCAGGGCGCCCCCGAGAAGTACGAGGACTTCAAGATGCCTGAAGGTACCGAGCTCGATGCAGAAGTCGGCACGGCCTTCCAAGGCGTGGCGAAGGAGCTCAATCTCAGTCAGGATCAGGCCCAAGGCTTCCTTGACAAGATGGCCCCCGTGCTTCAGAAGCGCTCGGCCGAACGTATCGCAGAGATCTCGAACGAGTGGATGGAACAGTCAAAAGCCGACAAGGAGTTCGGCGGCCAGAAGCTCACGCAGTCGCTCTCTGACATCGCTCGCCTGCGCGACACCTTCGCTCGAAACGCTGACGGCAGTATCGACGCGGACATTCAGGAGTTCCTAAGCTCCCCGATGGGCAACCATCCGGGCGCTTTGCGACTGCTGAGCCGCATTGGTCGCGCTTTCGGCGAGGCGAAGTACCCCGGTGGCGGATCTGCCGAAGACGGACGATATACCGCCGAGCAGTTTTACCAAGACGCAATGAAAGGAGGCAAGTAAATGCCGAATGTTGTGACTGACTCGAATCCGATCACTCTGGCGGACTTCGAAGGTCTTACTAGCGATAAGCCGGTGCGCCAGCTTATCCATACGATCCGCGACTACAGCGGCTTCTTTGATCAGGCCGTGATCCAGCGCGGCAATGACGGCTTCGGTGACCGCGGCAAGGTCGTGACGTCCTACCCTGAAGGCCAGGTGCGTGCATTCAACGAGGGTTGGGATGCTGAGCGCGTTACGGGCGCTGACGTGCGCTACGCGGCCGCAATGGTTCGCTCCCGCTCCGAAGTGGACAAGTCCCTTCTCGACACCCGCAAGGCCAATGAGCGTGCCGCCTTCCGTCTTCGCACGGATGAAGGTTTCATGCGCGGCCTCTCCCGCTCTGTCCTCAAGAAGGTCCTCTACGGCGACAGCAACCTCGAAAGCCGCGATCCGAACGGGATTCTCAACATCGTCACGCTTCAGAACGAAGCGTTTGCCGATCGAATCATCGATGCAAAGGGTACGACCGAAAACAAGCAGACGGACATCCTTCTGATCAACTGGGATCCTGCTTCGACGTATCTGTTCTATCCGGAGAACGGTTCCAACGCCGGCCTCTCTGTGGAGAACATGGGCGAACAGTACGCGTTTGACGCCAACGGCAAGCGTTTCCGTGCAGAAATTACGGAATTTGCTTGGGATATTGGCGTTGCCATGTACGATCCGCAGCGCGTCGTTCGCATTGCCAACATTGATTCCACGAAGCTCACGAAGAAGAACACGACGGGTCCGGACCTTCTCGACCTTATGATCGACGCTCTCGAGCGCTTGCCCGACGAGCAGCAGGGTCGTGTCGCCTTCTACATGAACGACAACACCCGTAGCTTCCTGGCTCGCCAGATCCTGAACAAGGACAACGTTCTTCTTTCTCAGGATGAGGTCGCAGGTCGCAAGTGCATGACGTTCCGCGGCGTGCCGATTCATCGACTTGGGACGGACATCATGCCCAACACGGGCAAGATTCTCAAGTAAAGGAGAGGAAAGATGATGGATATTAAGCTCGCGTTCTGCGAGAAGAAGGCGGCTACCACTGCTATCACTTCTGATGTGATCGACTTCCTTCAGAAGGCTCCGACGACCGGTCTGAATGATCGACCGCTCTATGTGGTCTGCAAGTTCCCGACGGCTCTCGCCGGAACCTCTATCGTGATTGCGATCGAGGACTCTGACAACAACAGTGATTTCGCTCCGGTGCTTGTGTCCGGTACGTTGAAGCCTGCCGACACGACGAAGGGTCTTGCTCTTCCGATGCCGGTCAAGCATCGCAGATACGTTCGTCTCAAGACGACGCCTACCTCCATTACGGGTGGCACGATGATGGCGTATCTGAGCGACGTGATCGAAGTCCCGACGACGTACAAGGTCGAGGGCATTGAGTTCCTGCCGGGCGCTGCCGCCTGACGCATGAACAGCTGAAAATTCTTTCAGGAGGCGGGGCGGACAAACGTCCCGCTTTTTCTTTATGGCTACTGCTGTTGACATCTGCAACCTTGCGCTCGGCATGCTTGGCGACTCTGGTGATGTGACATCCATCACGCCGCCGGACGGATCGCCTCAGGCCGGTCATTGCGCGAGGTGGTATCCGCTTGCTTTGCGCAAGCTCTATGAGGAGCACGATTGGTCTTTTGCGATCCGGCGTTCCAGAGGCGTCGAGCTCTCAAACGTGGACGAGGATCTCTATGAGTGGAAGCACGGCTTTCTCCTTCCCTCCGACTGTGTGCGTCTACTACGCGTGTCCGAGGTAGGCAAGGAAGGACTGCCGCTTGACTTTGAGGTCGAGCTATATGAGTCGAACTCGGGTCGAGCTGTCTTCACGAATTCGAAGAGCGTCGTGCTGACCTACGTCTCCTATGTGGACACGGCAACGGTCTTCCCGACCTACTTTGTGCAGGCACTGGTGATCCTTCTTGCATCTTTTCTAGTAGGCCCCGTAAAGCGCTCGGACAGTTCGAGCGACGCGGCCATTCGTCTCCTGCAGCAGTATGAAGCTGCGCTTTCTCGAGCCAAAACGGTTGATTCGAAAATGTCTGTTCATCGTCGTCGCGATGAGTGGCCTTTGCCGTCCGGCTTGCGTGCGAGGGTAATCTGATGGCAATCCGAAACTACCAACGCGCTTTCAATGGCGGAGAGGTCTCGCCTGCGATGTATGCACGCATTGACGATGGGAAGTATCAGACTGGCATGGCCCTGTGCAAGAACTTCCTCATCGAGCCGCAAGGGCCTATCGTTACGAGGCCTGGTCTAAAGTACGTCAATCGTACGAAGCACAAGGGCAAGAAGGCTCGCCTCATCCCGTTCAACTTTTCGATCACTCAGACCATGGTGCTTGAGTTTGGTGAGAAGTACGTGCGGTTTCATACACAAGGCCAGACTGTGATGGGTGTCGATGGACAACCATACGAGATCGAGACGCCGTACCTTGAGGCCGATCTCTTTGACATTCACTACGTCCAGTCGGCCGACGTGATGACGCTGGTTCATCCTAACTATCCTCCGAAGGAGCTGCGCCGATACGGCGCGACTGATTGGCGTCTGGTAGACATCAAGTTCGGCTCGTCCCTACCCGCGCCAACCGGGCTTTCTGCTTCACAGACGATCAACAAGAATGTGACGAATCCGACCGATTACAAGAGGACTTACGCTGTGACGGCGTTGCTAGCGGACGGAACCGAGGAGTCTGTTCGATCTTCGTCTGTGACGATCGATTGCAACCCATATGGCGATGGCTCGTACAACACGATCAAGTGGAACGCTGTGACAGGCGCTGGCCTCTATCGCGTCTATCGCGATCAAGGCGGTATTTGGGCGTATGTTGGTCAGACCGATACGACGAAGATCATCGATGAGAACATTACGCCGGACGCATCGATTACGCCTCCGTACTACGATGACGCCTTCTTTTCTTCGAAGGGCATCACGTCGGTTACGGTCAACAACGGCGGTAGCGGGTATGTCTACGACCGCCTCGGCATTGACACAACGAATGTGGCGCTCAAGAGTGGGGGGGACCACATCCGTGACGACAACTGGACAATCACCAGCGTTAATCGCTACGCTGAAATTTGGTGCAGGGTTTATGACGAAACTGGCACAGGCGCGGGCGCAGTTGTTACGCCGGTCGTCAAGCAAACGAAGGGTAGGGATAGTGTCTTGTTCGGAGACGGGAACAGCAAATGGTATGACGTATGCAAGACTGAGATTACAGGCTTCACCGTGACCTCCCCTGGCAGCGGATACTCTAGCCCGCGCATCGAGCTCAGTTATAGCTATGTACATTGGGAGTGTACGGCTAGCGACTGTTGGACGGATACTGCATCGTCGAAGGCGGTTTTTTCAATCGGAGTCGAACCGTCGTCTCTTCGTATCGACGTCAGTGACACGACGGGATGGGGTGCAGAGCTCGTGCCGGCTGTGAAGGACGGACGAATCGAGAGCGTGGTTGTTCGATCGGGCGGTCAAAACTACACATCGCCGAAATTGACGGTCGTGTCTACGGTAGGTAGTGGCGCTTCGCTTTCGGCTGTCGTGGGTCGTTCACCCGATTATCCAGGAGCTGTCTCGTACTTCGAGCAGAGGAGATGGTTTGGGGGGACTCAGAATCGGCCCAATAACTTGTGGGCGACGAGGCCCGGCACAGAGGCAGATATGTCTTACTCGCTGCCGACTCAGTCAGACGACAGAATCGCTGTCAGGGTCGCGGCACGAGAGGCTAACCGGATCCTGCATATTGTGCCTCTTGCTCAACTGATGTTGATGACTGGCGCAGCAGAGTGGCGTGTGTCGCCTCTAAATTCCGACGCCATCACGCCCGATTCGATGTCCGTGCGACCTCAGAGTTATGTTGGTGCGTCGAACGTGCAGCCTCTCGTCATCGGATCGAGCATGATCTACGGTGCTGGCCGTGGCGGTCATCTTCGTGAGCTTGGGTACAACTATGAGGCAGGAGGCTATATCTCCGGTGATGTGTGCCTTCGCGCGCCGCACCTTTTCGATAACTTGACGATCGTCGACCTTGCCTACTCGAAAGCGCCGACTCCGATGGTTTGGGCCGTCTCGTCTTCAGGGAAAATGATTGCCATGACCTACGTTCCCGAACAGCAGGTTGGTGGTTTTTCTACTGTCGAGACCAATGGATCGATTGAGTCAGTGTGCGTCGTCGCGGAGGGAGAAGAGGACATCTGCTACGTAGAGGTACTTCGAACGATCGGTGGGGAGCCCGTACGCTTCGTAGAGCGCATGTCGGAGCGCCAGTACTCTGAGCTAAAGGAGTGCGTCTATGTAGACTGTGCAGGCACGTATCGTGGAGAGGCAAAGAAGGAGATCACGGGACTCACCTGGCTCGAGGGAGAGACTGTGAGCATTCTTGCGGACGGCGCAGTAGAGCCGCCTCAGGCTGTCAAGGACGGGAAGATCACGCTTACCTATCCCGCCAAAGTTGTCCATGTCGGCCTACCGTTCATGGCGGACATGAAGACGCTGCCGGCGGCGATGGCGCTTCAGGATGGTTCCTACGGATCCGGCCACAAGAAGAACGTTCGCGAGGTCTTCTTTCGTGTGGTTAATTCGTCAGGCACTCAGGCGGGTCCGTCGTTCGACAAGCTCTCTGAATACCCGTCTCGTTCGACAGAGTTCGCTGGCAATGTTCCCGAACCGATTACCGACGAGATAGGCTTCCAGATTCAGCCGCAGTGGTCTCAGAGCGGGCAAGTCTGCGTTCGGCAGAAATACCCGTTGCCACTGAGAATCGTGAGCATGACGACGGTGCTCGAGCTCTCGTGATCGTGCGCGTGTAGGGAGATAGGCCCTCTAAGGTGTAGGCATCTTAGAGGGTTTTTCTATGTCTGCTACTCCTGCTCAATTCGGGTACGGGATGCTCATCACGCAGGGCATCGCGAACACCATTACGGCGCTCGGCTCTTTCGGTGTTTCCAAGCATTCGAACGCGGCCGCTCAGGCTCAGGCCAACATTGCCCGCATCAATGCTCAGATGATGGAGCGCCAGTATCAAGCAACTTTGCGTGCGTCCGAGAAGGCGATTGTGTCGAAAACGATGGCGGCCGGGCAGGTCAAGTCTGCTCAGCGTGCGGCGTTGGCTGCAAACGGCATCGCAGTCGGCGAGGGAAGCGCTGCAGAGATGCAGGCGTCCACCGACATCGTCAAGGAGATGGACGTCAACCAGATCAAGTCGAACGCCTTGTCTGAGGCGTGGGGCTACCGGTGGAAGGGCGTCGGCTACGAAGCTCAGGCGCTTCAGGCAGAGGCGCAGAAGGTCAACAAGTGGGACAAGTTCGGTACGACGCTGTTGGGCGGCGCATCTCAAGTGGCCAGCAACTACATGCTCATGAATGCTTCCGGGATGTTTGACACGAGCAAAAGCAGTGGTGGATGGAACTACCCGGACATTGCGTCCAGCTACAAGAAGACGATGATCGGAGGGTACTAAATGCCAATGGTTCCAACTTTTCAGGGCGGCCTGCCTCAGGTGCGGGACTCGGGTAACTCTGGGTTCTCGCCTATCAACGTGCCTCAGGATCGCACGGACTATGACGCCGTTATGAAGAAGGCGCTCATGCCTGTGCAGGAGTGGGCCAACTCTGCGGTCAAGGCGCTAGACGTTCAGCGCGCCCGTGTCATCAAGGCCGAAAGCGACGACGCCGAGCGCGAGGTGATGAGTGCGATCGACGCGCATCTCAACAATCCAGAGACCGGCTATCTCACAAAGATGGGCCGCAATGCAATGGATGATTACCAGCCCGCAATGGAGGCGATGACTCGTGACGTCAACGCGATTGTCGGCAAGTTGTCTCCGCAAGCACGTGAGGCTGTACAGTCCCGTGTCTATGACCGCATGCAGTCTGCTCAAAGTCAGGCTCAGCGATGGAACGCAAGCCAGACGAGGCACTACCAGATGCAGTCGTCCTCGTCCAAGGTCGAGGCTTTGCAGGCGGACGCCGCAAACCACTACGCGGATCCCGAGTATCTTGCGAAGTCGTCGGCCTCTGTCGACATGGAGCTCGACTACCAGGCTCAACTGATGGGCTGGGACGCCGAGACCTTGGCAAACCAGAAGCGTGCGCACATGGATCAGCTGCAGGCAAATCGCTTTTCGGCGTGGGCTCAGGATGATCCTGTAAGTGCTTTTGAGGCGTTGAGGTCAGCTCCAGAAGATTCAATGAGTGCGGACATCCGTCGAAAGGGGAGTGTCAGGATTTCTGTGTCTGGGGAGGTTATTCCAGGGGCAGCCCAACGAGGCTGCCCTTTGTATTTGAGATGCAGTATGCCAGACCTGATGCG